CTGCTTCTTTATGCTATTAGCTTGCCGATCTAATGCAAGCCTTGCCTGTACTGTTGCATCTGTTAAAGCAAGTTGCTTTATAATAGAGTCATTTACTAATATTCCAAGTCGCTTAAGCGGCTCTGCCTCTCCGGTTATACCTGCCTGCAATTTCAGGAAAATCTCTTCTGGTTTCTGATTCCTGAACGAAGCAATATCATTAGCCAACGTAGTCAACTGCTTGGACATTTTAAATGCTTGTTTCTCGGTCAGCCCCATGCTTGTGAGCATAAGCTGGAATGTTCCAAGAGACTTCTTTGTGTCATTGGTGAATAATCCCAATGACTTAGAATATTCTTTAGCCCATCTGTCAGCAGAAGCTGCCATGCTGCCCATTGAAATCTTGAATAGATTTTCTGTCTCTTGGACATCAGTAGCCACCTTAACCGAAGCTATCCCAATTCCGATGATAGCTACTGCTGCAATTTTAGCAACTTTTATCATCGATCTGAATGCAGCCGTTGCTAGCTTTAATCCAAAACTAAGAACGCCCCCTAAAATACCTGCTACACCTTTCAGTGCCGGGCCTAATTTACCGAGAACCGACTTAAAGCGACTCGCGCCTGTTGCAACCTTGTTAAATCCCTTTTCAATAAAAGTTCCTCTTATGACATCTTTTAATACTCTTTTGAATTTCTTGGCTGATGCCCCCATCCTCTTCATGGCCAATCTGAAAGCAGAGTCATCTGTGACTTTATTGAGGCTTTTTTTGAATCTCTCAACTCTTGTCGTAAGCTCGTCCAAAGATTTCTGGAAAGCAAGATCCCTTGCATTTTTTTTAAGTTGCTTTTGGAAATCAGTTACAGCGTTTCTGCTCTCTTTCATGCCTTTTGAAAAAGTAGCAGTTCTGGCAATAAGATTCACAGCCAATGTACTAATAGTCGACAATTAAATCACCTCCTTCAATTTCATTTCACTCTCATATTCAGCGAGATATTCTCTGCAAAATTCTATCATATCGCTCACTCTTTGGCCTGCGGGATGCCTGCTAGTCCATAGCTCTAAATTGCCTAGATCGTTATCCGTTCTGATGCCATTTTTATGATGGACTGTTTCGTGTTTTTTAATCGGTCTTCCAAGGTGATTAGCCATAACTAATACATGCTCTGCAACATAACCTTGCTTATGTGCGTTTGGGTGAGACGGAAATCTGACCATCGCGTATCCTGAGCTATTAATTATTCGCCCACCTTTCCATACTGGGTTGTTTTCGCCTGACCTATGCTTGCTTCTGTCGCCGCAAGAACTTGTTTTTGCTCGGCCTTTTCCTAGAAGATTGGCCGCTCGGACGCTCGTTATCTTGCCGCATTCGCATCGACATATCCAGCGGACAGACTTACTATTTCCTCGCTCGGCCTTTTCGTTTAATCGCAATACAACAAGCTTACCAAATACATCTCCAACCTTAACCGAAAAAGACGCAATACCCTTGCACTTTATAGAGCAATATTGAGACGCACCTCCCTTAACAGGGTTATTGCAGATAGAGCAAGTTAATCCATTAGGGATAAGGCTCTTCTTTTTGTCATATCCCCTTAGCTTTCGATACTCTCTTTCGCATTGCCTACACCATGAATAAAGCCCATCGCTCGCAGTTGTTCTTTTGCGAAAATCTACTATGGGTTTTTCGGCCTTGCATCTAAAGCAGGTTTTCTTGTTGATAGCCATTATTTAACCTTTCCGCCCAAAGCTAGAGTGCGAGACATACACATCTTCTGCATGTCTTGCCATGTCTGCTTTTTAGGTGGTTCAAAATTCAAAACACAATCCTTAAACTTTACATTTTTACAATGCGGCATTAACGCAGCCTGCACAATAGAACCCGCACGAAGGTCTGACCGTTCTTCGCCCCAAGGCTCTATCTCGTATTCTGCTTGCCATACGTTAAACTCTTTCGCCGACATCCGCCGACCTAATTCTGAAAGCGTGCAACCCAGAACCATACAGATTTTTAGTCTGAATCTAGTTTCTGGGTCTTCTCGGAGTTTTTTACTGTTTCCTCAATATCTTCTTGCCCGATACCGGACAGTCTTTGAGCAACCTGAAAAACCCTATCTAGAGCCTTGGCAGACTTTGCCTGCAATGCTGTTACGTCCTTAAAGGTAAATATCTGATCGCCTTTATCGTCACGCATACACTTAATGCACAGCTTGGCCGTAGCGCCTTCTACGTTAGCCTCACCGCCTTGCAGTATGGAGTCGGTCCAATCATCCTTCTCTGCGAGCGTGAGGCCGTACACCATGACCTCACCGCCCCATTCAGGGACTTGGACAACTTCTTTTTCGATGTCTTTACATTCTAAAATACCAGCTTTAGTTAACATAGTTTCTTCCTTTTAATAAAAATTACGCGTTAGTTGTGTGAGTTGGCAGTCCAGTACACTTAATAGTGAAGGTTCTGCTGATCTTGTCGTTGTTAGTACCTTCACCAGCGCCAAAATTGCTGACATACCCAGACGTTGCCCATGTTGCAGAGTCAGGGAAAGTAATCGTCCATATTTCCGCTGCATTTGTTCCACCTACAATAGCCGACATCAATGCGTCCTGAGCTTCAAGGTAGTTGACTGTCAGTTCGATAGTGCCGGGGTCGGTTGATCCGGGGATGAATTCCATATAATTACTTGAAGAATCCATATTCGTTACATCAATATCTGTTACATTGAGTTCCGGAAAACTAACACTTATTACCTCACTGACTTCATTTCCTGCTGTGAAATTCACAGACCCTTTTAGGGTTGTCTGAAACCCATTTATTGCTCCGCTTGCCATAATATGACCTTTCTTAATTTAGTTAGTTGAGTGCGTTGGGAGTCCAGTACACTTCAAGGTTAATGTTCTCAATATTTTGTCGTTATTTGTAGCTTCGCCAGCACCAAAGTTAGATATGTACCCCTTAGTTGCCCATGTAGCACTGTCAGGGAAAGTGATTGTCCACGTATCTTCAATGTCAAAGTTCTCACTACCAACTAGTAGGCTTAAACTTTTGTCTTGCGTTTCAAGATAATTGAGCGTCACCTCGATAGTGCCGGGATCTGTTGAACCAGATATAGATTCCATATAGTTGCTACTTGAATCCATATTGGTTATATCAATATCAGTGGCATTTAACTCTGGAAAGCCGACGCTTACTATCTCGCTAAATCCCGTCACTGATGTAACGCTGGTACTGTCGCTCGACAAAACCAGTGTCGTTTGAAAACCATTTATTGCTCCGCTTGACATGATAATGCCCTTTCTTAATTTTCTGTATAACTTATCAAATAATCTTGCCGGACACCGTGCCGACTTACTTTTCTATTTCCGGGTTCAAAGTCGTCTAGATCGCCTTCGTCTTGAAGTGCGATATAGGATATTGCAACCCCGTTTACTGTTCCGCTGAATCCGTTTAATGCTTTTCTTACCGCATCTGATAACTGCTCTGCTTCGAAATCCCTCAGTGCGTAAGAATTAACCTGCATTGTCGGGTTTATAAGTGTATCAGGACCGCTTTGCGTGTGGCCCGGTATGCTTGATATTATGTGATACGTTACGGAGGTTGTACCCAATACTGGATCGCCACCGGGCGTCACCCTACCATCAACGATAGCCTGCACTGCACTGTCGCCCATCAAGATTGTATAGATAGCCGTCTTAAGAGTCCCTACGCCGTCAGCCAGAGCAAGATATATCGTTACAAGGTTAGACGGTGCTGATTCACTCGGATTCTTTGCTGTAGCGTACATCTCGTAGAACGTACCCGCGATTAAGCCTGTCTGGATAATATCCCCGGAGCCTACGCGAGTTAATCCGGTTGTCCACGGTGACGTACTCTTTTGCCTGTAATACAACTGGATTGTATTCGTAGAGGGTGTTGTAGTAATCGAAACCGTAACGCTGTCCTGATCGCCGTTGTCTATTACGCTGGTAATGTTAGGCTTAGACGGAGGGCTTGCACCGGGGTCAAGCGTACCCGTGCGCGTGTCGGGCCAGCCGTATTCGACACCAAGGCTGACCTCGGCTACCTCTGGCATGACTATTCCGTTATTTTGGCCTACATTTGAGGCTGTTATACTCATACTGCAACGTCCTCCGTAGCCGCTATAATATCTTCTGTTGAATTAACCGCGTTTCCGTCAGGGTCTTTTAGGTTCTTCTTGAGTATCTCGGTCGATGTACCCTTTGCGAATTTAGTGAGAGTTCCAGCCGCAGGCACGAATGTTTCATCTGCCTCTTGCAGTTGGATAATCTGATCC